TTGATATTGGCCGTCTGGCCGAGCTCCCATTGCGAGACTGCGGATTTGGAGACCCCTACGAGCGCCCCCAATTGGGCCAGCGAGTAATCCTTACTCTGGCGCAGCATTCTAATCCGATCTCCCATGGTCTCCATGACCAGAGCATAGCTAAGAGACGGTCCAGTATGATTGACATAACTGTCCAGCATGCTGTACCCTATTTCCTATGCGAAAAACTGATGTTCAAGCCCATTTCGGCACCTTAGAGGCGATCGCGAAAGCGATTGGAGTGAGTAAGAGCGCGGTCGGCCAGTGGCCGGAGCGCGTACCACAGGGGTCCGCATACAAGCTGCAATTCGTAACTGGCGGGATTTTGCGGGTCGACCCCGCGATGTATCCGCGGATCACGAAAAAAAAGCTGGTCAAGCCGCCAGGCAAGCAAAGCATTCGAAATAGCACCGTGGCTGCCGCCTAGGTGTCCATCCCTCTCAAGGACTTTCGGCTCGGGATCAGTGAATCCATCGACGCCGCATTGAAAGCGGAAAGCGCCGCGTTCGACAAAGACATGCAAGTCGTTGCGCGGGAAATCCTTCAAGAATGGGCTGACCGTAAACATCATGCTTACACGGTATACGCGAAGCACGTTCTCGCCAATTCCATGCAAACGGAGTTGCCCGGCTTGGAGCCGGTACATGCCGGAATGAGCGGGAAACGGCCTAAATGAGCCCTGAAACATCAATTTGCGCCATCCCGCATTTGAAGCCTACGTGTCAATTGGGATATCGGGCATCGGCTGAATTCGCATTGTCGCGAAGGATATTTCCCACATGAGCGCCGTGCCCCTCGATGACCACGAGCTCGAACGGCAGATCGATTCCGCATATCGGCGCATGGTCAACGCGGTCATGGCCGACGATTCCACCAAGGCGTGGCACGAGATGGTCGAACTCATTCGCCAGCGCTCGCCCGGCCGGATCAAGCAGATGGAACGCGAGAGGCGCTTGCGGCGGTGAACTATTACGAGCATCACCTGGGCGACTACGTGCGTGATACCGCGCACCTGTCGATGCTTGAGGACGGCGCCTACCGGCGATTGATGGATGCCTGCTACATCCGCGAGCGGCCATTACCCCGCGATCTAAAGGAATGCTGCAAGCTGGCTCGCGCGGCATCGAAGCCTGAGCGCGAGGCGGTGACATATGTCCTCAAGGAGTTCTTTGAGGAACGCGAGGATGGCTTTCACCAGCGCCGGGTCGATGCCGAAATCGAGCGATTCCAATCTAAGAGTCGCAAGGCAAAGGCATCTGCGGACGCACGCTGGCAAGCATGCGAACGCAATGCGAACGCATCCGATCCGCATATGCCAACGCAATGCGAAAGCGATGCTCTCCAGTCACCAGTAACCAGTAACCAGTCTCCAGTCACCAAAGAATCAGAAAAAGACACGGACCCGCTTCGCGGTATTCGCGTCAACGGTAAGCACCCGAGGCCGAAGCCAAAATCACCGCTTCCGCCTGATTTCGAACTCACCGAGCCCATGCGCCAGCAGGCCATCACGAGATTCTCAGACTGCGACACGCAGGCCATGTTCGAGCAATTCAAGGCCTATCACGAACGTGAGGGAAGCGCCTATAAATCCTGGCCAGCGGCGTGGACGACGTGGATCGGGAATGCTGAGAAATTCGGTTATCCCAAGCAGCGAACGACGGAGCGCAAATGGGACTAGAGACCCTGCTTTCTCGGCTGGATGGCGTCAAGGGCGGCAGTGCCGTCGGTCGGTACATCGCGAAGTGTCCGGCACATCAGGACCGCTCCCCCTCGCTCACGATTCGATTCGAGGACGATGGGCGGATCCTGCTGCACTGTTTCGCGGGCTGCTCGGCGGTCGATGTGGTTGGGGCGCTGGGCCTGACGATGTCGGACTTGTTCCCCGAACCGCTGACGCGCGAGTTCCTGCCGAAGATTCACGCGCCGTTCAGCCCCCTGGATGCGCTCAAGTGCCTCACGGCCGAGTCATCGATCGTGGCGATTGCGGCGAGCGATATCGTCGGCGGCAAGTCGCTCGATGCCCAGGATTTGGATCGTATCGCGACCGCCGCCGGCCGCATTGCAACCGCCTTGGAGGTGATTCATGGATGACTCAATTGCCCGGATTGACGCCTACCGCGCGCGCAAGGTGGGCGAGATGTTGGTCACGCGCGAGGCGGGGGAGGAATTCACCAAAGAGCCGCAGCTCCTGGTTGATTTGGAGCCCCTGAACGGCAACGAGCTGGTGAATCAGTTCGCATTGCACGGCGCGCGCTACGCCACCGCGCCATTCGATCCGGAGGGGAAACTGCTGCGGTTCTACCCGGGCGGCGTGACGGTCTGGTCCGGATTCCCCGGGGCGGGCAAGACGACATTGTTGCGGCAGTTCGTGTGTCACACCCTCCACCGCGGATCAAGCGTGTTCCTGGCGAGTCTCGAGGAAGATCCGAGCCACGTGCTCGTGCGCCTCGCGGCCACCGCCGCCGGCACTCCGGATCCAAGCGGCCATCAGATGCAATGGTTCATCGACGCCTATCAGAAACGCTTTCGGCTGTGGGGCGTCATCGGGATCGCGCAGCACCTGCAGTTGCTCGCCGTGGTTCGCAAACTGGCGACCGAGGGTATTCGGCACGTCGTCATTGATTCGCTGATGTGCCTGGACGTGCGCAACGATGATTTCGAGGGACAGCGCAAGTTCGCTAATCTCGTGGCAGCCACCGCCAGGGCCGCCAAGGTGCATATCCATCTCGTGGCCCATCCGCGCAAGCTGATCAAGTCGGATCAGGAGCTCGACTTGAACGACGTGGCCGGCGCCCGGGAGATCGGCGGCATGGCGGATAACGTGATTTTCATCCGCCGGGACCCGGACCGTAAAAGCTACGCGCAGAACGCGGACGTGACCCCGATGTGTGTATCCATCCGCAAGCAGCGGCACTTCAACGGCGCGCTCGGTGATTGTGAGGGCTGGTTTCAGCGGCCCTTAAAGCAATTCAGCACCTCGCAATTTGTGGACGGCCCGACGCGCTACCTGCCGGATGACGCCTATCGATCGATCAAGGATGCGAGACCACTGCCATGAGAAACCCAGCCGCCCAAGGACGCCGCGACTCCACTCACGCTGACATCGTCAGATGGTACGAACAAGCCTATTGCAACGTCATCGACTTAAGCCACGTGGGTGGAGGCTGTCCTGATATTTTGATTGCGCTGAATCGCCAGTGCTGCGTATTGCGCGAGATCAAGAGCGACATGGGCAGTTTGGAAGCCTCGCAGAAGACATTCCAAGCCACGTGGCGCGGTCCGAAGATCGAAATAGTCCGTACCCAAGCGGACGTACTGAACGACGTGCTCCAGCTTCGCCAAGGAATTTCACGGAGGAATTATGGCTGATAAGACGAATTATCGCGCTGATCGCATCGACCGCTTGCTGAACGAGCTCAAGTACGAGATGACGCGCGGCATGATGGAAAACGAGATTGAGGAGCAGTGGGGACTGACCTTCGTGGTGCCGATCAGCCGACACTTCCGTAATGGCGTCGTGCTGTGCGAGTTCCGCTCACACCCGGTGCCGCGGTATCAGATACCCATGGATGCAGGGGCAGACTTGAAGATCGTTCGCACAGATTCAAAGGGAAGCTAAAAGGAGAACACCATGGACAAGCTACGAATCTACCTCGACCCGAAACCCGCACCGCGCATGCCGCCGGTCACGGATGTGAACCACACCGACCTGATGTTGGGGGCGGCGATCCTCGCCATGGTGGGCGCGTGCATGCTGGGCGGCATTGTGTGGGCGGTGTGGCACTGATGGAAAAATCAATCACCAAGCTCGTTGATCAGATCACCGAGTACCCCTCCGGTACTTGCGGCTCCTGTCACTGGCAGCGACCTGCGACGCAGTTCAACGTCGTGAAGCCCGCCTGTATGGCATTACCGAAGCAGGCGGTGTGTGTGGGGACCAATATCGCGTTTGTTAATCCGATCATCGAGGACTTGAATGCGGGGTGTGCCATGTGGAAGCCGTTAGAGGGGGATACGCAGTGAATAATCTTATTAGCGAGGAGCAAGCCAGGGCTATCACTGGTGGTCGCAAACCTTTGGTGCCGATCAAATACGAAGAAGCATGCAAAGCCCTCGTTGAATGCCAGTCGATAGATGATGCAAAGTATTTTTCCGATAAAGCGGACGCTCTTGCCGTTTGGGCAAAAATCTATAGCAACGATGAAGCGGGACTGGAGGCTAAGAAACTAAAGTTGCATGCCTATCGGCGAATGAGCCAGCTCGCAGACGAGTTAAGGCCACAAGAGAAATCAAAAAGAACGGGGAGAGGCGCACCCAATGGGCCGCCATCTCTTTTGCGAGAGAAGGGGTTTTCTCAAACAGCAGTAGGCGCTATGCGGAAGCTTGGCCGCTTACCTGAGCACAAGTTTGAACAACTAATTAAATTGCCGTCTCCGCCCTCTCCAACATCCTTTAGTCAAACCGTTGCGCTATCAGGTAGTAAATCATACGAAGAATTTACCAGGCAATCGGGAGTTTATAACTTGCGAGCTTTTTGCAACAAAAACGGGGCCAGAGACGTTGCAAAAGGCATGTCTGAAAGTGAGGGAAAGCGCTGCCGGGTGATAGCTAAGGGTTTGCTGGATTGGCTTGACGAGTTTGAGCAGCATTTGCCCAAGGGAGAAGCCAAATGAGCAAGGACAACGACAACCTGAACAACATGCGCCGCTATCTCATCCGCCGCCTGGAGGGCTTTCGCGTCTACGTCTCGACCCTGCCTGACAGCCAAAACCTCATCAAGGAAATGATGGGCAAGGACGGGGGCAAGACGTTCCTGATGGAAGCCTCGGACGACATCATTGGCCGCTTGGGTCACCCGGTCAAAACGATGTCAGCGGCCGAGAAGGCGTGGAAGCACGTTTTCGGCGGTTAGATCCACCTTAGACGAATTTAGATACTTAGATGGCCAAAGGCAAGAAAACAGGCGGACGGACCAAGGGTGTACCCAATGCGATCACGCAGGACGTACGGCAGGCGATTGCTATCTTTGCCGAGCGCAATGTGGGCCAACTGGAATCGTGGCTCAAGCGCGTGGCTAGGCGCGATCCGTCCAAAGCCGCTGACCTGTTCTTGAAGGCCATCGAGTACCACATTCCCAAACTCAACCGCACCGAGGTCACCGGGGACGTGAAGCACACTGTTGGCCCTGGCTTGCAGGTGATCATTCAGCAACAGTTTGGGCAGACCGTGAGCGGGCCTGAGCGCATTGGCGTGGTCGTGAATCTGCCGGGGCCGGGATGAGCGAACGTCGCGTGATGTATCACGACAAGTGGGACGGCGAGATGACCCGCGAGGAGTTGCTAGATCTCGTCGGCGTCATGCTGAACGAGCGAGCCATGCTGCGTCGAACTCTGATCGATAAGGGCCAAATGCGCGACATCGAGCATTGGCACTTCGGACCGATCGATGGAGGTTAAACCCCTCGGCCCTGTCGCCGGCGCCTACTTCCAAGATGACAGCCGCGTCAGCGTCATCGTGGGGCCTGTCGGTTCTGGCAAGTCCACTGCGAGTTGTCTGCGCCTCTGCCGTCACGCCTACAGCCAGAAGCCGCAAGCCGATGGGATTGCGAGAACCCGCTTCGCCATTGTGCGCAACACCAAGCCGCAGCTCAAAGACACGACCATCAAGACGTGGCTCCAGATCTTCCCGGAGAACATCTACGGGCAGTTTCAGAACATGGCGCAGGTGTGGAGGTTCAAACCGAAGGGCTACGACTATGCAATCGAGGCTGAATTTATCTTTCGCGCACTGGATGATGCTGCTGACGTGTCGAATCTGCTTTCGCTGGAGGTGTCTGGATTTTATTTCAATGAGGTGCGCGAGATCGATGAGCAGATCATTGCCCACGCGGGACGGCGTACCCGATATCCAAGCGAAGCTGATGGTGGGAACGTGTGGGCAGGCTGGATTGGAGATTCGAATCCGTGGGATACGGATCACTACCTTTACCGGGACCTCACTGAGGGTGCCAAACGGGACTGGAAGCTATTCGTTCAACCTGGCGGCGAAGACCCTGGTGCAGAGAATATCGATAACCTAGAGCCGGGTTACTACAGCCGCGCACGCCAGGACTATGGCCCCGAGGATGCGCGCGTGTACGTCGATGCGCAGTGGGGCAGGACCCGTGCCGGTAAGCCGATCTACACGAGCTATAACGACCAGGTGCATTGCAAGGCGTTCGAGTTGGAGCCCCGGCTGCCGCTGTGCATTGGCTTGGACTTCGGCCGCACACCCGCCGCGGTCATCGGTCAACACACTATGTTCGGCGGTTGGCAGGTACGGCACGAACTGTGCGCGTTTGATATGGGCCTCGATCTATTCGCCAAGGAACTGCTGCGCTTCATCACCGAGCGGTTCCCCAATTGGCCGACGGGCAACATCACGGGCGACCCTTCGGGTGTGGCGAAGGACGCGCACGATGAGACGGCGTTCGCGTTGCTCAAGGCCAATGGGTTGTTCGCCCAACCAGCCAGCACCAACGAGCTCTCCGTGCGTTTCGCGGCGGTCAATGGGGCATTCAGGCGGATGGCCGGATCACAGCCGGCGCTGATCATCCACCCGGAGTGCAAGATGCTCAGGCGCGCATGCTTGGACGGCTATCGCTTTCGCAAGCTATCGATCGTCGGTGAGCGCTACGGCGAGGACCCGGACAAGAACGAATACAGCCACGTCGCCGAAGCTTTGCAGTACTTGCTGCTGGGTGGCGGGGAAGGGCGCACGGTGTTGGGCAAGGGCAGAGATGGCCAGCGATTGATTCGACCACAGGAGTGCTTGATGTGAGATTACTGATTGCGACTGACGGCAAGAACCCCATGGGCGTACAAGCCGTGTGGACGCTCCTCGACAAGATCAAGCCCACGTTCCTGATCGTGAGGAACCAACCGGGGGTGGACATGCTCGCCTACAACTGGGCGAAGAAGCATCACGTGCCCAACGTGCGCGCGCCGCTGTCGTGCCTACCCAAGAACCTGATGGACCAGAAGCCGGACGCGGTGCTCAACTTCGGTTGGGGACGCGACAAGGTGCTCAAGGAGTTCATCCCCATGGCCAAGCGTGCGCAAGTCGCGGTAATTCCCGTCGCCTATTGAATTCCGCCGTCATGTTTGCGTTTATGCTCATCCATGAGCGTCTTCTCGAATCACTTCGCCCAGGCGACGAGTTGGATTGATCCCGCGGGTGCCGCCATTGGCCGTGCCACGGGTATCAAGAACTACCTGGTCAAGAAGCCAGGACCGCCGGGACCGCCGCAAGCGCCCAATGTCAGTACCGCGGCGAACCTAGCCCAGCAGCAGGACGACCTGCGCAATCGCCAGCGCGGGGTGCTCTCGAACATCTTTGCCGGCAACAACGCACCAGCGCCCACGACGTCAACCGGCACTGTGCTCGGTGGCTGATTCTCGCGCCTCGGAGATCATTCGCCGCTCGGCCGAACTGCAAGGCGCTCAGGCCAATTTCCGCACCCTATGGGAGCAGATCGCGTACTACGTGATGCCTGCCCAGGCGACGTTCCTATCGCAGCCCAGTGAGGGATTGAAGCGCACCGAGCGCCTGTTCGACTCCACTGCCGTCATTGCCAATCAGCGCTTTGCGGCGGCCATTGAATCCATGCTGACCCCACAGTCCCAAGAATGGCACAAGCTCCAGCCGGATGCGTCCGACCTCTCGGACGATCAGCAGGTCAAAGAATATCTCGACCAGGTCAATGAGATCCTATTCGCCCTACGCTATCGGGCGCGCGCCAACTTCCAGTCGCAGACGCAAGAGTGCTACCTATCCCTCGGCGCTTTTGGGAACGCGGCGCTTTTTATCGATGAGGACATTGGATCCGGTATTCGCTATCGCTGTATCCCGATGCAAGAGTTGGGCTGGGCGCAGGACCATCAAGGCCGGGTCGATACGGTCTATCGCAACTTCAAATTGCAGAACCGCCAGGCCGTGCAGAAGTTTCGCGAGCGCTGCCCGCCTGACATTGTGAAGCTCGCCGAGATGCAGCCCTACGCGGAGAGTGAGTTCATCCACTGCGTGGAGCCGAACAACGAGCGCAAGGCGAGCATGCGCGATGCGCGCGGCATGCGCTTCACCTCGACCTACGTGAGCAAGGTCGGTGAGATGGAGGTGCAGAACGGCGGCTACCGTGTGTTCCCCTACGCGATCAGCCGCTATGCGGTGGCACCCCGTGAGAATTACGGCCGGGGGCCCGCCATGGCCGCTTTCCCTGCCATCCGTACCCTCAACGAGGAAAAGAAAACCATCCTTCGCGCGGGGCAAAGCCAGGTCAACCCGGCGATGCTGCTGCACGAGGAAGGCGTCCTAGAGGCCTTCAACCAACGCCCCGGTGCGGTCAACTACGGCATGCTGTCGAGTGACGGCACGCCCTTGGCTCAGCCGCTCCAGACCGGTGCCAACATCCCCTTGGGCCTCGAGTTGATGAACATCGAGAAGGGCGAGATCAACGATGCGTTTCTCACGTCCCTGTTCCAGTTCTTGAGCCAACAGCGCGGCGATGAGACGGCCGAGGAAGTCAGGGCACGCGAAGCGCAGACAGCCACGATGCTGGCTCCGACCATGGGCCGGCAGCAATCCGAGTTCTTGGGCCCGATGATCGAACGCGAACTGGACGTGGCCAATGCTATGGGCGTCCTGCCTCCACCCCCGAAGCAACTGATGCTGCGCGGTGGCGGGTACAAGGTCAGTTATCAGTCCACCATGGCCAGGAATATGCGCTTAGCCGAAGCGGGCGCGATCATGGATACCATCCAGGCCTTGGGTGTGTTGGCGCAGATCGACCCGGATGCGGTCGACATCATGGATATCGTGGCGGCAGCCCGTGAAGTGGCTGAGATCAAGGGCGTGCCGGCGAAGCTCCTGCGCAGTGACGAGGAGATAGCGCAACTCAAGCAACAGAAGCAGCAGGCCCAGGCCGCGGCTCAAATCAATGAAGCAGCGCCGGGCCTCTCCAAATCCGCGCTCAATCTCGCGCAAGCGAGCCAAGCGATGGGCCAAGCCGCTCCGCCGCAAGCCGCCGCCGCGTGAGCTTCGATGACATCAAGACCTGGTTACTGAGACGTCACCAGGCCTACGCGGGATTGTTTCTAGGCCCCGATGACAAGCGCCACGGCAATGCCTCGATCGTATGGGATGACCTGAAAAAGTATTGCGGCGTCGACAAGGAAGGGCTCGTGGTGAGTCCCTTGTCGCGCATGACCGATCCCTACGCCACCGCTTATCGAGCGGGGCGGCGCGATGTGTTTTTGAGGATCAGCAAGTACACGTATTTCCAGTTCGACGAGGAATCAACCGATGGCCGACAGCGCAGCGACAGTTCTGACGAGTAGCACCCCTGTGGCGGCACCGGCCGCAGTGGTAACGCCAGCGGCACCTGTGGGCAATGCCACGGCGCTCGCCGCTGTGTCGGCGCCCACCGATCATGCGGTTGCCCTGCCGGCCGCCGCGAATGCGCCCTGGTACGGCGAGATCACCAATCCGGAACTCAAAGCCTGGGCTGACAACAAGCAGTTCAAGGATCCAGCAACCACCTTCGAGTCGTACAAGAACCTAGAGAAGATGGTCGGCGCGCCGGCGGATCAACTCATCCGCAAGCCCAAGGACGCGAACGACGTCGAGGGCATCAAAGCCTACCGCACGGCCTTGGGAGTGCCCGATGCACCGGAGAAGTACGAAATCACCTCACCCAGCGGCCCGGCGGGTGCGGACTTCGTCAAATGGGCGGCGAACACGTTCTTGGACGCAGGTATCCCGAAGGAAGCCGCCGGTACGATCGTTGCTAAGTGGAACGAGTACGCGACGGCTGAAATTGCCAAGATGGACGCGCAGGCCAAGACTGAGTTCGCCAACGGCATGGTGCAGCTGAAAGATCAGTGGGGCGGCGCGTACGACCAGCGGGTAGAGCTGGCCAAGCGAGCCTTGCGCACCTTCGGCACCGAGATCGGCATCAAGGACATTGGCGATGCGGGCTTTCAGGCTTTGGAGAAGGGCGCGGGCGGTGGCGTGCAACTGATCAAGCTACTCGCGGCAGTCGGCGCGCGCACGAGCGAGGACACGTTCCAGGGCGGCACACCTCCACAGTTCACGATCACCAAAGAGCAAGCGGATGCGAAGATCGCCGAGCTACGCGCGGACAAAGCATGGTCGACGGCGTACCTCAATGGCGATAAAAACAAGCAAGCTGAATTCCAAAAGCTCATGGAGATATCGGTGGGAACTGCGAAATAGTTCGCACAACGCTATTGCATTCCGCCGTCATCACTCATAGCGTCCAATCCGCGGATAAGGTGTTTACCCCCGCTGACCTGGTGAAAGCACCACGCCGCGTGGCGCGTGCCACGAAGAAACGGCCCCTTCATCGGATAAGCCTTTCGAGAACCATTTTTATGATTCACGAGAGGTTTTACCATGTCATTCCAGGTCCCAACAGCATTCGTGCAGACCTACAGCACGAACGTTCAGATGCTGCTGCAACAGAAGGGCGGCCGCATTCGTTCCTGCGTCGAGGTGGAGAAGTTCGTCGGTAACGCAGCTTCCGCCGTTGAGCAGTTCGGCGCCGTCACCCCCGTCAAGAATTTGGCGCGTCACAGCGCCACCCCGATCATCTCGACCCCGCAAGCCAAGCGCTGGGTGTTTCCCAGTGACTACGACTGGGCCGATTTGATCGACAACGAAGATCGCCTGCGCATGCTGATCGACCCCCAGGGGCCGTACACGCAGAACGCACAGAACGCCATGGCGCGCGCCGAGGATGAAGAGTTCGGCATTGCGGTGTTCGGCACCAACATGTCGGGCCAGAACGGCAACACGCCGATCACCTATCCCTCGGGCCAGATTGTCGCGGTCAACGTCGGCACGTCAGCGACAACGGCCGGCATGAACATCGCCAAGCTTCGAAATGCCAAGAAGCTGCTCTTGGCGGCTGGCGTCGACATCGATGCGGACGAGCTGTACTGCGCGATCACCTCGACCGATCACGACAACCTCTTGAACGAGGCCCAGGCGATCAGCCTCGACTACAACGACAAGCCGGTGCTGGTCGATGGTCGGATCAAGGCCTTCATGGGCTTTAACTTCGTGCAGTGGGAGTTCATCGATGCGGTGAGCTACCCCCAATCTGCGGCGGCGTTGGTCAACGGTTCGGGCTACCGCCTGGTCCCGGCCTGGTCGAAGAAGTACGTGAAGCTCGGCATGTGGAACGACGTGAAGACCACGGTCGACCGTCGGCCGGACCTTCGCAATTCGGTGCAGGTGTACTGCACGGGGACCTACGGCGCCACGCGCTTGCAGGAAAAGGGCACCGTTCAGATCCTTTGCAATTAAGGGGAATCAGTCATGACCGTTTTCTACTCACAGGAAATGACGGGCTTTGGCAGCCTCCCCGTCGTCAAACCGTCCGCCCCGCAGTACGCGGGCGACGT